CACGAGTGTAGTCCTCCTCGTTACACAGGACAATACACTTAGCGCCCTGTCTAGCAAAGCCACGCTCAGAAGCAATCAGAGAAGCGTGGAAGGATGTCTTACCTGTGTTAGGTCTAGCACCCACTAAAACTAGATGTCCACCTGATATGCCCTCTACCTTGCGCTGCAGTGACGGTATGTTAAACTGCCACTTAGATTGTATCTCATTAGCCACCAACAGGTTGTCAATAGATATGTCACCCCACTCTACTTTTAAGTTGGGTAGGAAGTTATCTTGATAGTCTGTGATTATGTTACGCAGTGGCTCCAGTGTATTCTTCTCACCATTCACGTAGTCAAAGCCTAAGTTAGCTACCTCTTCACCTACTACCTGTTGGAATAGGTTAGACATAACTTCTTGAGCTACCTCTTGGTTCATGGGTTTCTCTTGCCGTAGCTTATCAAACAATCTTTTGTAAGACTCTTTGTTAGCTGTGGTCAGCGTCTCTCGTGTAAAGAACAACCCCTCTAACTCTGAGAAGTTTAAGTCCTTGTCGAACTGGCTCATAGCGTAGTCTATAGTTCTCTTGACCTTACGAACATCTTTAGTAAACAGTTTGTCGGGCGTGTGTATGCCTTTGTTACTGTCGTAGAACTCCTTGTCCATAAGTGTCCTAAGTAAGGCTAACTCTCCATTTTCCATTCTACTCTCCTTAAATGGGATTCATCATTTTAAATATCTCATACCAATCTGATCCTTCTACAGCTAACCACATCAGTATAGGTACGCCTATTATAAAAAACGCACAGATTAAAAATGCCCAGCCTAAACCTTTAGTTGTACAATATTGTTCGCTCACCTGTTAAATCCTCTGCTTGTCTGTTGTATTTGTGTAGACGTTTCATCTTCCCAACCATCCTGAACTGACTTACAGGATTCTTTTGGGCATGATGTGTATTTAGTTGTGTCGAAATACTCTTCACATATATCACATTTTACTTCTTTATATCTTCTCATTGCTATTAGCTTTTCTTTTTTCTGCTGCAGCTTTACGTTCCATGTTGTTCATAGGGCGTATGAAAGTCTTTACGCCCATATGATCTTGTAGTTTCTTTTGCTTGTACGCTACGTCCTCCTCAATACTTCTGCGTTGAGTTTCAGATAGCGTCTTTGCGCTGAGAGTTCTTATCATACGATAAATATCTTTAGTTAGTTGACTCTCTTTTTTGTTCATCTTCAGTTTCCTTTATGTGTTGCAATATTGTCACAGCTTCTTCGTTTGCTATCTTAAACCACTCGCCTTGTCTTTCACCACACAGGGCAGCAGCTTTGTGAGCTACACGTTCTGCTCTAGCTCTGTCAGGTGTGGGTATAGCGTGTACTAACTGGTAGTCACGCATGGGTGAGCTAGTTTGATAGCCGTTGAGCCTATCCTCTGCATCAATAGCCATGCCTATCTTGACCCACTCAGGCCAAGCTGGGTTAGTAATGACGTAGATGTACCCTTCTTTTACTTTTTTATCTTTTTCTAAAGCACTAAACGCAGCGTCACCAAAAGATTTATAGCTTCCAGGTTTATGTAAGGGATGTGTATTAGATATATACTTACCGTTTACAAACATACGTGCAGGATTACTCTTGGGGTTCCACGGATATATGCCATCAGAAGTTTTATGTTTATCAATAGCTTTTTTTCTGCAATTCCTGCAATGCCTTACGCCTCTTTCTTGACCCCATTTAGGCCAATTACTATCATTTAATTCTACACCACAGCCTGTGCAGCAAACTACTTCAACATCACCCAACATCTTTATCTCCTTTGTGTTTTTCTTTTCGTAATGGTTTGGGTTTCTTCTTATCAGGTATTACCTGTTGTCTATACTTAGGTTGCCTAACCTCCTTCGCCATTGGATTTTGTTTGTTTGTGTGACTTTTCTGCAACATGTATCCATCCTCCTATCTGCTCTATATCCTCTGGGTCTTGATACTTTACATCGTCACGTAGTCTTACTGCTCTCGTGGGTACATCACACCACGCTTCTATCTCTTTACGCATAGCTAAAGTCTTTCTTAGTGCATCTGGATCGAGTGCAACCATAACATAGTTAGCGTTATCACTCAAGCACTCCTTGTGTGCATCAGTCAAGCTTGTACCTAATAAAGCAAAACCTGTGACATCTGGGTACACCTTTGCTACTGTTACTGCACTAATTACATCTTCGACTACAACGTAAACACCGTTGGGTTCACCGTAGCAATACTTAGCATACTCTGCTGCACCACCGTAGCGTAACCACTTAGGCTGCTTACCGTCCAGTGCTCTGCCTATTGCATCTACTATAAGTCCATCATTGTATATAGGAAACACTGCACGTTTATCTTTAAGATCGTACAGTAACTCTATGTTTTCTAAGGGATTTACGTACTCGCCCACCCAGCGCATACGAAATCTGTTTATATATTTGTTGCTTACATCAGTTGTTACATGTTCTGGATAAACAAAGTGCTCTAACCTCTTGTTTATATTACCTGTTTCAATCAAGGGAGTAACTAAATAGTGCTCTAGTTCTTCTTTAGTTACACCCAAGTTTATCTTACCTTGTACATCACACGATATCTTATAGCAGTTGTAGATTAACGTACCATCACGCTTGGTTGCAGTAAAGGTGTTCTTACCTTTGCATCTAGGGCAGTCCTGTCGTATCTGCTCACCTTCTGCTACATCTAAACTATTAATATCAATAAACATCTTTTATATCCTTTAACATCTCTTGTATTGTGGCTTTAATACTAGGGTCAACTGTAGCATTTTTACTTATATTTTCTGTAGCTGTTATAATTTGTAAGTTACCACTCCAGTGTGGGCCACCATCAGATAGAGGCCACATATGATCTACGTGGTGCTGCACACCTGTTATTTTATTAAACAATGAACATAGTTTATATGTTTGATACAGGCGTTTCTTTTCTATAGGGCAATCACGGACTTGTATAGGTATCTGATTTATTTTTAATGCCCTACGTTTAGCTACAGCCGCAGATCTCTTGTCTTTATTAGCTCTACTCCAAGCTTTAGCTGTGGCATTTATTTTCTCTTTGTTAGCCTCTCTGTAAGCTTTTTTATGAGCATTTATCTTCTCTTTGTTATTTTGTACGTAAGCTCTATGATAAGCATTTAGCTTCTCTTTGTTAGCCTCTCTGTAAGCTCTATGATAAGCATATATCTTTTCTTTGTTATTTTTTTTGTAAAGTTTAGTACGTGCAATTATCTTTTCTCTATTAGCCTGGTACCTAGCTCTATCATACGCAGCTTTATCCTCCTTAAACTTGTCTGACATCACTCTTTCTCCGCTTTAAAAGCACTGCGTTTTGCTAATGCTTCTGATGCGCCAGTGTAAGTGTGTTTAATGTAAGGAGTCAAGCTATTTATGTTAGTGTGTCCACTTACTTGCTTGATCTGTGTTATATCTACACCAGCTTCTACCATCTCAGTGATAGCTGTACGCCTCATGTCCATAGCTGTAAGATGTCGAGGTAGCCCTGCAGCCTCTAGTATTGCATTGACGTGAACGTGTAGCATCTCTTTACTGTAGGGCTTGTACGCACCGTCACTAGGATAAACCTGTGGTGTCACTAGAACTTGGAAGCCAAACGTTTCGTGCTGCTGCTTGAGTACGTGCATCAATGGATCGCTGATAGGTAGGTGTACCTCTGCTCCACGTTTGCTTTGCTCTAAGTCGCAACGCTTCTTGTCAAAGTTGATAGCTGCCCACGTAAGCATACGCATGTCACCTACACGCTGCCCCCACTCGTAAGCCATCTGTACAATCAAGCCAATGCTACGCCACCTCCACTCACTGTACGCTGTGGTTAAGAACTGGTTTACTTGCTCTGGCTCCCACATTACTTTGCGTGGTGGGTTAGGTGTCTTCTCTAACAGTGGCATAGGGTTCTCTATACTGATGCCGTTCTTCTTAGCCCAGTTGATAAGTATAGACATGATGGCAGCTATCTTGTTAGCTCTGTATATACCTCTATTCAGCCACAAAATGTAGCACTGTTGCATTAAAGACACACTTAATGTTTTCATGCTAGTAGTGCCTATATCATCGTTAATGACAGTGAGACAGTCGAAGTAATCTCTTTGAGATGCAGAGCCTAACTTACGGAAAGCATCTGAATTCCAGTACTCTAGCACTACATCTCTTACTCTGTAGCTTTTGTTTTTCTTAAATATTGTCTTTTCTTTTGTCATCAGCATTACGATAGCCTTTTACTAAAAAATATATAAAGCCTCCGATGTAGGCTAGAACGAACGGTATAATAATCTGTGTTCCTGGTTCCATTAGAACGGTGGCTCCTCTTCCTTGTTGCTTGGTGTCCATACTATATCGTAGTGGTGCATGAACCATATGTATTCTCTAAGTGTTGTAGGTATCATTTTTTCTTCTCCAACTTTAGTCTTAACTCTTCTAAGTGCTTCTCTAATCTATCTATCCTGTCTTCTGCTGCTTGTACTCTCCTTAATAAACTGTCCACCTCTGACATTGTTAGTCTCCCATGTTACGTGGTGCATACACTGCACCGTTGTACTGACTGCCTGTCTCCTTGTCTGTACCAAAGTCACAGCTTGCCAGTAGTAGCAGAGTAGCAATGATAACATACACTGTGCGTTTACTCCACAGTATAAATAGATCGTATGCTTTTTCTGCTTGGGCTTGAGCCTCCTGTCTTACGCTATTGTTTTGCATCGTCAGGATCTTTGTAGCTCCAATAGCTACTATTATCTAGTAGAAACTCATTGCCTAAGTCGTAAAAAGATTTAGTCAACTCCCTGATGTCAGAAAGATATAAGTCGTTCATCTCTTCTATATCGTTTACAAATTTACGTAAGTTATTGTGGCTTCTTCTTATTACCTTTTCTTGCGCTGCTGTCAGAGACTTCATCCCCTTTTTTCTTTTTGCTTCTCTTTCTTTCTGTTCCCTGTCGTACTTCAAGCTTCTCTCTTCTGGTGTCATTTGCCAATCTTCCATTGCGTATCCTCTCTATTGCATTTTTAATAATACGTTTGTTGCTAGTTGATATTATGACACGCCCCATATCATCGTACAGGATGTATCTGTTTTTTAGATGCGAGAGGAACATTACCTCTGCACTTCTACTTCCAAACAAGCGACAGTCTCAGCCTTGTGTGTAACCATCTTAGCTGCTGTGCTCATCTCGATTTGGCACTCTTCCAGTGTAGCGTAAGTGCCTAACTGGTAGTGCGCTACACTCTGTCCTGAGAAGAGTTGCATCCATATTAGTATGTAAACCATTAGTCCATCCTTGTTATAAAGTGTTTACCGTTTGGCTGTGGTAATGCAATGATAGCATGAGTGTAGAAGTACGCATAGCCATGCTTAGTAATCATCTTACCGATGTATGGTAAATCTGCATCATCATCGTAGTCAGATATGTAGTCACCATCTTGGTTTATTTTACCGCCAAACTCGTACAGTCTGCCAAAGCCGTAGCGTTCCTCCATGAACTGCACCAAGTCTGTGCCATCGTCATTGCCTACGTGTTCAGCTACCCATAGTGGGGGTAGTCCTAGCATCTCGTTTAGTTCGTGTTTGTCATACTCAGGGTATGCGTTGGTGTTAATCGTTAGTGTTAGTAACATCATGCTGCCTCTCTTTCTTTATACTTTTTTTTCGCAATTCTAATTGCGTCTTTAGTTAGTTTTTTCCAATCAATGCTATCCCATATTAAAGGATAAAAATCTTTTACTTCACTGCTTTCCTCAATATCCAAAATAAAATGATATACAATGTCTTCTGTTACAGAGGGAGATAATCTATCATCCGTATCCTCTGCCCATTGATCTTTTTGCCAATCAGCAAGATAACCTGCCCAATGTTCTCGCATAAACGTATCTAAATACTTTTTATTTTTTATCATTATGCTGTCTCCTTTAGTCCTTCAAATATATGTTTGATTACATCTACTGTCCATCCGTTGCCTAGCATCTTGTAGCGTTGTGTGTTTGATACGCCACAGGTATACCCATCAGGTACAGTTTGTAATCTCTCGCACTCTGTCACAGTAAGCTTACGCCAATACATATCCTTTTCAAAAGCTACTACACTATCTTTTTGTACAGTAGTTATACACCCTGCTTTGTCATCATACCTTAACTCTAACCTAGGCTTTGGCTTGATATTTGTGTTGTAGTCTTGGCGTTTACCACGTTCATCTAGCCTACGATTAACTATCCTTGCACCCTTTGGTTCAGTGTGAAAAACTAATTGTCTGCGATGCTTCTCAAAGTATGATTTTAGATTACCACCCTTCCAATAGTTTGCATCAATGCAATATGATTTCTCACGATCAGTTGCACCCTCTTCCAGTACATCAGACAAGACAGTACCTTTGTCATCTGGCAAGCCATCAACAGGTATGTTTGTCCAATACAATCTCTTGCGATTTTGTGCAGAGACTAGGCTACTATTTATTTCAATAGGTTCAACACCTAGCATGTCAGTTATAACTTGCTCACTCTCTTTCTTCATCTTGACATTCTCAAGTAGGAAATACTTGGGCTTCAATGCTTTGAGTAGTCGCACATATTCAAAGAACAATTGTGATCGTGGATCATCAAAGTTGAGTTGCTTACCTGCAAAGCTAAAGCCTTGACATGGTGAGCCACCTATAAGCAAATCGATTTTCGGTAACTCATTAGGGTCTATCTCTTTGACATCACCTAAGTGTACCATGTCAGGATAGTTTTTCTTGGCAACCTGGATTGCATACTTGTCAATCTCTGCTGCAAAGTATTTGTTAACTGGTATGCCTAGCTTGTCTAATGCTATCTGCCCACAAGACATACCATCAAATAGACTTAATACGTTCATCTCTTATACATCCTCTATGAAAGCAAACCCACTGCCATTACCTTCTGGGTCTTGCGATAATATAAACTTAAATACGTCTTTACCTTTTTGCATCCTAAACGTAGGCCAATAATGATCTGGATCATAATCGCATTGCTCCATATAAAACTCCAGTATCTTTGCACCACGTAGTCCACCGTAGTTAGCATTGTATGCTGATATTTCATCTTTGTAAGCCATTATACTATCTCTTCTTCAATAGTTACTCTATGTCCTTCATTGACGTACTGCACCATGATGTCAGTCAAGTCATCCATATTTGATACCCATCGTTGGTTAGCGTGGCGTCCATCACTGGACACCGTTGCTATGTAATATCTAGTCATGCGCTACTACCCTGCAAAGTGTCGTAGTTTGTTTGGTGTAGAGTTGTGCTCTAAGTACACTGTGCGTTTGCCTAAGTGTATAGCTTTCATACAACCACCGGTGTTGATCTTGTAGCCTCTGCTTGTGTGCTTGCGCTTACGTGTTAAACCTTTGTAGCCTAAGAAGTTGAAGCGAAAACCTTTTGTACCATCGTTGAGTGGCTTAGTGGCGAATATTACAAACATTGTGTGTCTCCTTTTCTGTTTGTAGTTTAGTTAAATCATACTTTTATTTAGTTGTCAAACTTTTATTTCCCAATGACCAACTTTATTTCCGTTGGTATCTCGTATTGTTTTGTAGAGTTCTTTAGGTTCAAGCTCATAAAACTGTCTTGCCATTTTATTAAGCAATATAGATAGCTCAAGATGGTGCTTACCATCGTCAAATGCAGCGTTGTCCATATTTATTTCACATTTAAATTGCATTGTATATCCTTCCTATACATTGTGTATTCTTTTCCATGCTAACCATGTAGCAGCTTGCATCTCGTATGCTTTCATATTGTGCTTTAGTCCTACACTTCTGTAAGCCTCTTGTAACTCTTGTCGTAGTGCTTTGCCTATGTTTGGCACGTCTTGTAACTTGCGTCTATCGTAGTTGGCAATACACCAAGCGTGTCCGTCAATTACGCAAGTGTCATCGCCTAAGATACACCAAAAGAAATCTGTAATTTTTGGACCTCGTAGTATTAACGCTACATCACCATTAGTGTGTGGCATACTTTGTAGTATAGACCACGCCTTGTCTCGCATTGTGTTGTACGTGCTAGGTTTACATTCTTCAACATAGCCACCATCTGTAAAGATACGGCACATATCGTCTGCATTGCGTAAGTTTATTTCCCACTTGTTAGTCGGACTTAGTGCTGCAATAACACCGACTACAATGTGCAAC